CTTGACCCGCGACCTCCTAGAAACTAGGTTATGCTTACACGTAAGCACAGTCAAGGAGAAAGACATGGGAAAATGGAAAAACCCCCACCCGAAACGTAACTGGGTGGCCAAAGAGTGCGAGTGTTGCGGCTCGGAGTTTGAAATCCCACAGTGGAAGCTAAACCAAGGCAAGGGTAAATACTGCTCTAAACCCTGCTACCGCATCGGGAGCCGTGTACAGGAGGGCGTTGAGTTCGACGGGCTGTGGTTCGCCGCAGACCCACGCACAGGGTACCTCTGGCACAAGAAGCCTGACAAAACCTCCATATCCCTGCACAAGTACAAGTGGGAGAAGCACCACCGGAAGCCCACGCCCGAGGGTTTTGTAATCCACCACAAGGATCACGATAACCTGAACAACGACGTCAGCAATTTGGAGTGTGTGTCAATTTCCGCCCACGCCCGGTACCACATGGAGAAGCGTATAGCCGAGGGGTACGACTGGAAACCTTCGCTCGAAAAAGCGCAAGCCGCCCGCTGGACCTGATGCGTTGACGTGTAAGCAGATAAACTCTATTGTGGTTGTTGACGTCATATAAGAGATTTTGCCATGGACATAGGTTCCGCGCTTATCCCCGTAGCCCGTGCCTCAGACCTTGAGGACGCGGCGCGAAGAGCGTCTGCTGAAAAGCAGAACAGTATTATGATCCGTGGGCTGGCGGCGCATGTCCGCGCCCGCTGGGAAATTATGCGGGACCACAAACGTCTGGAGATCGAACCTCGGCTGCTGAAATGCCAGCGTGCCCGGTCCATGCAGTACGAGCCTGAGAAGCTGGCCGCGATCAAAGCCATGGGCGGCTCAGAGATTTTCATGGGCATCGTGTCTTCGAAATGTCGTACGACAACCGCATGGCTGCGCGACACCCTGCTGGGTACAGGAACTGACAAGCCTTGGGCACTGGGCGCGACCCCCCTGCCCGACGTCCCCCCGGAAGTGCAGCAGCACCTCCAGAACATTATGCAGCAGAACCTGATGCAGTATTACTCCGCAGGGAACCCCCCGGTGTCGCAGGATGAGCTGAAGCAGCTGGCGCGGGACATGAAAGACACCGCCAAGCGGGCCATGAAGGAAGAGGCGGAGAAGCGCGTCGACCGGATGGAGAAGAAGATGGAAGACCAGATGGCCGAGGGTGGGTTCATCAAAGCCATGTACGAGTTCACGAACGACCTCGCGACGTTCCCCTACGCGGTCCTCAAAGGCCCGACACCACGCAAGCGGAAGAAGCTACAGTACGCCCAAGGCGGGCTGGTCCCCGTGGATGTCCTGCGCGATGAGTGGGAGCGGGTTGACCCGTTCAAGCTATACTGGGCACCATGGGGCGACGACATCCACTCTATGCCGGTCATTGAGATGCACCACCTGACGCGGGAAGACCTTGAGGGTATGATCGGCGTCGACGGGTACGACCAAGAGGCGGTACGCACGCTGCTCGCGGATTTTGGTACCGGGTCATTTGACTGGCTGGACCACGACGATACAGAACTCCAGACCACGACAGGCAAGGACTTCGACGACGCCCACGACGACGTTATTGCGGCGCTCCAGCTGTGGGACTCCATACCCGGCAAGATGCTTATCGACTGGGGCATGGAAGAGGCCGACATTGAAGACCCGCAGAAATCCTACCCCTGTGAAGTGTGGATGGTGAACAACGTCGTCATCAAGGCCGTGCTGAACTACGACCCCCTCTCCCGCAAGCCCTACTACGCAACCTCATTTGAGAAAGTGCCGGGCCGGATCGACGGGAACGGTGTGGCGGACCTCTGCATGGACGCGCAGAACATGTGTAACGCCGCTGCGCGGGCCTTGGCGAACAACATGGGCATCTCCTCCGGGCCGCAGGTGGGGATCAACATCAGCCGTCTGCCAAACGGAGAAGACGTTTCTCAGTTGGAGCCTTGGAAAATCTGGCAGTTCCGGCAGTCAGACTACAACGATACGTCGCCGCCGATCACATTTTTCCAGCCGAACTCAAACGCGCAGGAGCTTATGGCAGTGTTTGACCGCTTCATGGCCATCGCCGATGAGGTATCCGGAATCCCCCGTTACATGACAGGTGAGCACGTGCCCGGCGCGGGTCGGACGTCCTCCGGTCTGTCTATGTTGATCTCAAACGCAGGCAAGAGCATCAAACAGGTGATCGGGAACATCGACCATGATGTGCTGACCCCCATGCTGGAACGTCAGTATCACCGGAACCTCCGCTACAGCCAAGACCCCGATCTGGTTGGCGACGTCGAGATCGTTGCACGTGGCGCGATGTCCCTTGTGGTCAAGGAAGCCGAAGCCGTACGGAAGAACGAGTTCCTGCGCCTTGTGCTTGAAAGTCCGATTGCGCAGCAGATTGTCGGCCTGCCCGGCACAGCTGAGTTGATGCGCGACATGGCCAGCAACCTGAACACCAACGTCGACAAACTGGTTCCAACGCACGACCAGATGGTCAAGCAGCAGGAGCAGCAAATGATGCAGCAGCAAATGATGCAGCAGCAGGCCCTTGAACAAGGTGCTAACCTACAGGAAGACGGCACCCCGATGGGTGGCCGGGAGAGCAACACAGTAAGCCCTCGCCCGAATGGGCGCTAACGAGCACATCTGTTGACACGTAAACACATGAAGAGTAGTTTAACGGCATGATAGACCTAAGCACTGTCACACATCAGGAGCGACAAGCCCTGCGAAGGCTTAAAGAGCCGGGCAACGAAGCAGTGGTTGGGTTGCTTGGTCGGGTATCCGATCAGGTAAAAACGAAGCTGGTCCACGCGGGCGACATGGGGCTGATCCACCGCTTGCAAGGCCGAGCTGAGATGATTGAAGACCTGCTTTGGCTGATCGAAACATCAGCCACGGCACCGCAGAAGTGAAACTGAAGCACACCATGACGGGAGCAGCATACTTAGGGCGCTGCAAAACAGAGTTGGTGCTTTGAGGAGAGACAAATGGCACTACCCAAACAGGTTCAAGCACAGCTTGATGAAGTTGAAGCACTGGAGAAGACGCTCACAGCCCGCAAAGAGAAACCGCCGAAAGCCAAAGATGCTGAAGTGGTAGACGAGGCGGAAACTGAGATCGACGACGACGCCGCCGAGACCCAGAAAGCCCCTGAGCCTAAGAAGGAAGAGCCAGCTGACACGTCTAAGACGGACGTAGCGGATGACTTCGAGCAACGATACCGCACCCTACAGGGGAAGTACGATGCCGAGGTTCCACGCCTGCACCAGCAGGTTCGGGATTTGACTGACCAGCTTAACACCTTGTCGAACAAGGTTAATAAGCCCCAGCCAGAGCAGCCGACGAAGCCGAAAGAGAAAGTCAGTTATGTAACCGACGCTGACCGAGAAGAGTTTGGTGAAGAGTTAATTGACGTCCAACGCCGTGTGGCCCGCGAAGTCTCGCAGGAGTATGCAGACCAGCTTGCCACACAGAACAAAGTGATTGAAGAGTTGCGATCCAAGATCGACAACACCGGAAATCAAATTGGGGAAATGACATTCGCCCAGAGGCTGAACCGAGCGGTTCCAGACTTTGAGCAGGTGGACCAAGACCCTCGTTGGATCGCGTGGCTGAATGAGCATGATCCCATGCTTCGAGCGCCGCGTAGAACTCAGGCCGTTGCTGCTTTTGAGGCCGGAGATGCAGACTCAGTGGCGCACTATGTCGCCATGTTTAAGGCAAGCATCGCCGAAACCCCTGAGCCGAAGACGGATACTCGCCAGAAAGAACTTGAAAAGCAGGTTGCGCCAAATCGTTCCGCAAACACCGCGCGGACTCAGAGTTCTGGTAAGGACGCCAAGATGTATTCGGCCCGAGAGGTTGAGAACGCTTGGACGAAAATACGGACACTGAACACGCGCGGGAGTGTAGACGAGGCGGCCAAACTTGAAGCTGAAATAACGGCTGCCTACCTTGAAGGCCGTGTACGCGCATAAGTGCTAACACGTAAGCAGCCGATGGACCCAACTCTATAGGAGGCCACAATGGCTGTATTTCCAACGAATGGTGACTTTACCACCAGCCCCGAATATACCGGCGGATTCATTCCGCAGCTTTGGTCAAACAAGCTGAACGCGAAGTTTTACGCGTCCACAATGATGACCAGCATCGCCAACACCGACTGGGAAGGCGAGATTCGCAACCAAGGCGATACGATCCGTATCCGCACAGCACCGTCCATCACGATCAATGATTACGGCGGCGCAGGCAGCACCCTGACTTCTGAAGTCCCAACACCGATCTTCACCGACATGCAGATCAACAAGGGCAAATACTTCAGCGTTCAGGTCAACGACGTGCTGGCACATCAGGCCGACATGGACTTGATGAACATGTTCACCGACGACGCTGCCAAGCAGCTGAAGATCAACATCGAGAACGAATGCTTCTTCCAGTGGTTCGTTACTGAAGGTGCTGATGCGGCGAACGCGGGTGCAACCGCCGGTGCGCTGTCTGCTGAGTACAACCTCGGCACCGACGCACTGCCTATCGACCAAGCAACCCCGGCCAACGTCCTGAAGACCATTCTCCGCATGTCTGCGGCGCTGGACGAGCAGAACGTACCGGAAGAAGGCCGCTGGCTGATCCTGTCACCGTTTGACCGTCAGCTGCTGATGCAAACAGACATCGCGCAAGCGTACTTCACTGGCGACCAGTCCTCGACCATCCGTACAGGTAAGATCGGGATGCTGGACCGCTTCGAAGTCTACGTGTCCAACCTGCTGCCCAAGGGCACCACGGACAAGGCGATGGTTGCGGGTCTCTCCGCTGTAGCATCCGGCGGCACGTCCGCTGGCGCAAAGCCACGTCGCATGATGGTTGCGGGCACTAAGGCATCTTGCGCCTTCGCGTCCCAGATCACCAAGACTGAGCCGCTGCGTAACCAGACTGACTTCGGCGACATCGTTCGCGGCCTGTCAGTGTACGGTCGCAAGGTTGTCAAGGACGAGGCGCTGGTAACAGCTCTGGTCGGCGACCCAACGTAACGACTGAATGAGTGGGGGGTTAACGCCCCCCACTCACCACTCAAGGAGGGTTGTTATGAACATCCAAAAAGTAATTGAGGAACTCGGCGCTGAGATGACGTCCAACCGCGCCATGGCGCGGGTCGACGGTGCCCGTGTGATCGTAGCCCGGTACGTGGACAACGAACTTGTCCTGACCGAGCAGGGCGAAGAGCTGGCGAAGCTCCTTGAACCCGCTCCGAAGAAGCCCAAGGCTTCTGCCAAAAAATCAGCACCTGCTGAAGAGTAAGGGGAAAGCCCGTGGCCGTAGTCAAAGTCGTCGACATCATCAGGCGGGTCGAAGACGTGCTTCAGGACAACAATGTCCGGTGGCCACGTGTTGAACTCCAGAACTGGATCAACGAGTCCTACCTGTCCATCACACTGCTGCGCCCCGACGCTATGTCGAGCGCGGGGACGTTTACCTGCGCCGTGGGCACCCGACAGGTACTGACCACTCAGTTCGCTACGGCCCTGCGCCTGCTTGACGTGACCCGCAATCTCGCTGCGACGTCCAACAAAAAAGTTGTGCGCCTTGTCGCCCGCAGCGTGTTGGACGACCAGCGCCCCGCGTGGCACGCTGAGACCGGCACGGTCAACATCCAACACTTCACGTTTGACCCCCGCCAGCCCAAGGAATTTTTTGTCTACCCCCCAGCGACGGCAGCTGCCCAGCTGGAGGTCGTGTATTCTGATACGCCCGGCACGCACGCCCTGTCTGAGAATGACCTCGACCCCGACAGCGGGAACACCGAAGTCATCAAGCTCGACGACATCTACATGTCCGCGATTATTGAT